AACCAGAGAACGTGGGATGAACTGGTACGACAATCCCCGCTAAACCGTTTACGCTTCTACGACGCACAGTTAGCCCGTGGCATTGACGTTGATCGTGACCGAGTGGCTGAGTTAGTGCGTGAGGTTGGCCCGACTGCGGTGCTATCGGATAGAGATGTGATCGGCCTGATTCGCCAGTTATGGGGTGAAAGGGCGGTGGAGAAGTTGCGTGCGCGTGCCAAAACTGAACAGAGTCAGAGGTAATCAAATATGGTGGCAAATATGGTTAACCCGTTGCATCAACGAGGCCCGGAACGCGGAGGGATACGACGATACCTTGATACCGTCACCCCGCAAGAATACCTCCCGCAAACGGGTGAGGTTGACCTTACGCAAGTCACGCTTACTGGCCTTGCCGACTTGTTCGGGTCGGATAAGGGAAGCATCAAACACGGCTACACTCGGCACTATGAGAAGATCATTGACGATTTGGGCGGGAAGAACGCGCCGCTAACCATTGCCGAGATCGGCATAGCGTGTGGGGCATCGCTGCGGATGTGGGCAAACTACTTGCCCAACGCCAAGATTGACGGTTACGACATCCAGAGTGAGTGCGCCAAGCTCTGCCGTGACCTGCCGAGTGTCAGCATCACCATCAGCGACCCGCGCAAAGTGGACAAAGACGCCGTTTACGACCTAGTGATTGACGACGGTAGCCACATTGCCGAGGACGTTTTAGGGGTGTTGGCGCATTGCTGGAGGTGGGTCAAACCGGGTGGGTATTACGTCATTGAGGACATGGGTTGTACCTACAACGACGGTTACCGGGACAAGTTCAACAAGCACTTTGGGAAAGATCTAAAGAACGAACGGAACCTGATGCTCCAGATGTTTGACGCACTCTCCCGAGAAATAGATCACGGGGTCGGTGCGTTTACCGAGATGCGGTATTACCGCCAGATGTGGGTATTTAAGCGATGAGGCACGCTGCCCGCCGTGATGCCAACGACGCCATCATCACCGAGGCGTTACGCAAGGCGGGATTTACCGTTATGGACTACGGCAAGGCAGGCCAAGGCATCCCCGACAAACTCGTTACCCGCCCACTCCCTGACGGGTTGCCGTGGGTGTGCTGGGTAGAGGTCAAGATGCCAAAAGGGCGGCTACGAGAGGCGCAGGAGGCGTTTAAGGCGGTCTTTGAGGCTAGGGGCGAGCATTACGTTGCCCGTGACCCCGAAACGGCTGTACGCGACCTGTGGGCGTTATACGAAGAACAGATCAAGCCCGAGCAGCGTCGGTGAACATCTGTGCCTTACGGTTGCCCTTGTAATGCGCGATGACTGGGTTCGGATGTTCGCCAAAATGCTCGGGAAGGCAGGCGTATTGATGTTCTGGCAAGTGCGCAACGACAAACGGCGGCAGGCGGTTGACGTATTCCCGCAGCACCTCTTGGTCGCCGTACCAAGTTTTGTATTTGGGTTCCAGCCGGTCGTACATCTCGGCCAACTGTTCCCACGCAAACCCGTCAGGGGTGATGGTGCAGCAGCCGATATAGGGATACACGGCATCCAACGCTTTACCCGCGTGTTCGGAATAATCCTGACCGCGTTGCTTGGCGTTAAAGATCGCCTCACGCTGAAAGGATCGGCGCGTCACGGCAATGACCGCATCGCCCAACAACAACTCGGGATGCAGGGGGCGACGCACCAGCATATCGGTGTCCATGTACAGGGCTGGTTGGGCAAGTTGCAGCGCGGCAAACGCTCGGGTGCGCCACAGCATCAGGTACTCGGGGTTGCCCTCGGTAGGATGCGCCCAAGTCACACCCGGTATGGTCGGGGTGTTCTTGTCGGTAACTTGGATAATTTCAGCGCCCGGATTGTGTTTACGAAGGGACGCCACCATTGCAGTCGGTTGGGAAATATCCGCACCGACATGGAAAAACACAAAGGTTGACATAGGAGAAATCTAACATGGTTAATTTGAACAGAAAACGCACTAGCCGAATTATTTGGGAAACGCTGCTAGAAAACGTGGTGAGCCACCCGAAAGCACCTTGGGTGGAGCAACTGAATATGCTGGATGCGCTGCGTGCCACCGCTAAACCCACCGGCAGCGTGAGTTTTGCGACGTTCTGGTGTCTTTATGCTGTGGTGCAGGCGTATAAACCGAAGCGTGTTGCCGAGGTCGGCACCTACATCGGGAAATCCACACTTGCCTTGGTGTCAGGCGGTGCGGAAGTACACACCTGCGACTACAGCAACGATGTGAAATTGCCGTTTAAGGTAAACCAGTACCCGATGACGAGCAGCACCGATATGTTCGCCAAGCTCCAACCTGCTATTGACCTGCTATTCCTTGACGGTCGGTTAGAACCCGATGACCTTGGGCATATTGGCCGTTTGCTGCACTCGCAAAGCATCGTGGCGTTGGATGACTTTGAGGGTATAGAGAAAGGGGTCGCCAATGCGATGCGGTTTACTTATCAGGGTGCGATGCTCGTTTACCCGCCCGAGCGTGAGGTATTGGAGCGTCACGGCATCCCGGACGACAGCACGCTGGCGCTGATCCTACCGCACGGATTAGTGCAGTTGACGAACCAATAGCGTTAAAATACCCTCACCACGGGAGGCTCTATGTCCCATAAAGACGCGGCAGAATTTGTTGGTGTGTTGCTGCACTCGGCAACAGCAACGCATTTTCTGCATTTGCAGACGGCGAGTTATGCCGCCCACAAGGCACTCGGTCATTACTACGAGAACATCGTGGAGTTGGCCGATAAATACGCCGAGGCGTATCAAGGCCACTACGGTATCATCCCGCTGACCGACTACCCCGATGGGTTCAAGGTACAGAAGGACGCAGCCGAGTACGCCAATAGCCTGCTGACGTTCGTGAAGGGCATCCGAGGCGACCTGCCGAAAGATACCGACCTACAGAACATCATTGACGAGATCGTGGGCGAGATCAGCGCATTGGTTTACAAGCTGGAGCGTTTCAAATGAACCGTAAGCCGGGACTCTACGCCAACATTTTGGCAAAGCAGGAGCGCATCAAGGCCGGTTCGGGTGAGCGGATGAAGCGTCCCGGCGAGGAAGGACGCCCGACCGCTGCCGATTTCAAGCAGGCTGCCAAAACCGCTAAACCAGAAAACAAAGGTTACGCATGACCGCCGCATGGACTCGTAGCGAAGGCAAGAACCCCAAGGGCGGGCTGAACGCCAAGGGTCGTGCCTCGTATAAGGCTGAGACAGGCGGGACGCTCAAGCCTCCGGTCAAGGCTGGCGACAATCCACGCCGAGCCTCTTTCCTCGCAAGGATGGGCAATATGCCGGGGCCGATGGCAAAGAACGGCGAACCCACACGCCTCGCCCTCGCACTTAAGGCATGGGGAGCGAGCAGCAAGGAGGACGCCCGAGCCAAGGCCAAAGCCATTAGCGCGAGAAACAAATAGTATCTACAGAAATGTTGTGTTAAAACAACGACATGGCAGCACGGAAAATACATACGACCTTGCGAGACGAGTGGAAGTTACGCATCAAGGCCACGCACCTTGTCTCGCGGCTTCACGAACACGCTATGGGCGAAGCCGAAATGTCGCCTACGCAGATCAAGGCAGCCGAGATACTGCTCAAGAAGGTAGCGCCTGACTTGGCGCGGCAAGAGGTTACAGGCGAGAACAACGGCCCGGTCAAGGTACAGATCGGATGGATGGCTCCCGAATAATTCTGCCCTACCGCCCACGCAAGGCGTTCATGCCGTTTCATGAGCGCACGAAACGCTGGGCCTGCCTCGTCGCACACCGCCGCGCAGGCAAGACGGTCGCCGCCGTCAACGACATGATCCGCGCTGCTGCAATGTACCAGCAACCTTACGGACTATTCGGCTACGTCGCCCCCTACCGCAGTCAGGCAAAGGCCGTGGCGTGGCAGTACTTTAAGGACGGCGCACACCCGATCATTCAATCGGTCAACGAGCAAGAACTGACCATCACGCTAATCAATGGCAGTCAGATACGCCTGTTCGGTGCTGACAACGCTGATGCTATGCGCGGCCTCGGATTCTCGGGGCTGTACCTTGACGAGTACGGCGACTTTAAGCCGTCTGTCTTCGGGAACGTATTGAGAGCGTCTCTGTCGGACAAACAGGGCTGGTGCGTCTTTGGCGGTACACCAAAAGGCAAAAACCAGTTTTGGGAAATTTACGATACCGCCACTCGTCTCCCTAGCGAGTGGTTCCTGTTGCGCTTACCCGCCTCAACCAGCGGGCTTCTCCCGGCGACAGAGCTAGCCGCCGCTAAAGCGCAGTTGGCCGAGGATCAGTACTTACAGGAGTACGAATGCTCATTTGAAGCAGCAATCCTTGGCGCTTTTTTCGGAAAAGAGATGCGAGAGGCGCAGGATCAGGGCCGCATCACCAACGTGCCATACGATCCCAACTTGCCTGTGTATACGGGCTGGGACTTGGGATTCCGCGACGACACGGCCATCTGGTTCTATCAAGTCGCCCGTGGGGAAATCCGCGTCATAGACTTTTACGCCGTCTCGGGCGAGGACATCCATACCATTGCCGATGTGGTACGCAATAAGCCGTATCGCTATGCCAAGCACTACCTACCGCACGACGCTCGGGCTAAGAGCCTACAGACCGGGCGCAGTATCGTGGAGCAACTTGCCGCACAATTAGACATTGCCAAACTCGCTGTCGTCCCCGACATCGGTGTGCAGTCAGGCATTCAAGCGGTACGCATGATGCTGCCGCGTGTATGGTTTGACGCGACCAAGTGCAGCGAGGGTATTGAGGCGCTGCGGCAATACCAACGCGAATATGACGAGGACAAGAAAGCCTATCGTCAGTCACCGCGCCACGATTGGACATCACACCCTAGTGACGCATTTAGAATGGTTGCGGTATCATGGAGTGAAGTCGCTGACAAGCCCCCAGCGCCAGAGGTCAAGCCGCTGATGGTGGGG